ATGTTGATCCCGTCGTCGTGGACGAAGTGCTTGGCATTCGCCGTTGTGTTTCGATATGAAACGATCAGTTGCATTATGCTGCTGCCTCTGACTGGTTGCCGCGCGTCAGGAACTCACGGCCCCAGACGCCACGGTCGAATGATGAGTGATAGCGATAGGTGGGTTGCTCAAACCAAAGGCCGACCTTGCCCTCAAAGTCGCCGTTTCGCTGCTTGGCGACGTTCAGGAGAACACCGGGCTTTTCGTCCAGTTCGCGACGGGCGGTCTCGTCTTTCTCCGCCTGCAACAGTTCTTCGTGCTTGCGATTGCGCCACACCGTCATGATGTTGAAGGCATTCGCGCCGATCTCCATCGCGCCCTTGATATCCTCGGTCTCGGGCGCGCCCTGCCCCCTCTCACCCTTGCGAGAGTGGGCAACCAGATGAGTGTGGACGTTGTTCTGGATCGTCCAATCGACAATCTGGAAAACAGCCTTCTCCTGCCCGTTGTAATCGTCCTGGGGGATGCCGAGGCGCATCAGGCTATCGATGATGAACTGATCGCAGCCGTACTTGGCGCGGGCGTAATCGAAGACCTCCAGCAATGCCGGAACACCCGCCTTGCCGACGCGCTCGTAGATCAAAAGCCCTTCGTCCAGCCATTCGAGAATGCGCTCGATGAACGGAGCCGTGGGCCTATCGACGCCGCCGGTCTGCTTGCACATGCGGCGCAAAGTCTGTTCGCCTTTCATTTCGAGTGAGGCGAGACAGACGCGGCTCCCGTACTTGATCCAGTGCGGAATGCAGTCGGAGATGATCTGACTCTTGCCCGACCCTGCTGCTCCGCTCCAGAGCGTCATTTCGGCAGGACGAAAGCGGATTTTCCCGTTCAGCTTTTCGTAGGGGACCGAATATCCCGGCTCCTGATCGTGGGCGGGCCAGAACAGGTGGATGACCTTGTCGGTATAGTCGCTGGCGCGCTTCAAACCCTCAGGATCAAGAGCCTGTGCCGACTGGATGGCCGCCGCCATTTCGTCTTTCGAGACGCCGGATACCAGACACTCGTTCGCATCCTTGCGCGGGATCGTGACCCGGTAGCAACGATGCCGACCAAGGCGGGAGGCGATTTCCGCCGCTGCCTCGTCGCCCGGCTGGTCCATGTCCGTCGAGATGAAAATCCGCTCGAACCGCTCAAGCCGCTCGAACTCGTTTTCGATCCAGTTCTGCTTGCCGCCCTTGCCGCCGCCGAACGGTACCGACATTGCCGGATAGCCGTAGGCCAGCCACGACATGGCGTCGATCTCGCCTTCGGTGATGACGACCTCGCGAGCATCGGCAGGAACAGCCTGCCACCCAAACAGGATCGGTTCGCAGTTCGCAGCAGTCGGGCGCGGCTTTGCCCCGTCTTCGGCCTTGCGGGCCTTGGCGAGCGCCAGCGTGTTATCCGGCAGGAGGAACGGGAAAATCAGTTCGTCGCCGTTCGATCCGATTTTGAACGCCTTCACGACTTCGGCAGGTAGGTTGCGGGCCTCGGTGAGATAGTCGAGCGCCCTATCCGTCGCCGGCACACATTGCGGGCGCGGTGGCCGCGTGTAGGACTTCCTCGGCTCCCGGTACGGTTCCGGCCTCGAAACGCCGAGCCATGACCTTGCGCCATCCAGCGCCTCAGAGAGCGTCCCGCCCTTACAGGCCACCCACAGGTCCAGCAGATCGCCGCCCTCGCCTGTCTGGAAATCCTGCCAGATACCGGCCTTTGCCCCCGACAGGTGGACGCCGAGAGATTGGCCCTTCTCGCCGGCAACGGACCCGGCCCGCCATTCCTGCGCCTCTTTGCGGCCACCAGGCAGGAGCATTTCAGCAACCGCCTGAGCGCGATCCGCCAAGAGCCGCTTGATTTCGGTAATGTCGGCCATCAGAGGACATTCCTGTAGATGGCTTCGTCGGGATCGGATGGCCTCAAGCACCGCTCGACCCATGAAATCGGGTCGGCCCGTTGGTCGCGAACCGCCTCAGCGATAAGCCGACTGATTTTCAGAGCGTCGTCTCTGTTCCCCTGCAACCATTTCGCCACCAGCGACCGCAAGGATTGCTCGGGCCGGCCTGTATACTTTGCCAGCAATGGCAACGCTTCGCTGAAAAGCGCCTTCCTCGCATCGACCGGCATCGAAACGATTTCCGCACTCGGCGCGTCCGCGCTAGAACCGCTAGGTTCTATATCTTCTCCCTTATCTGTATTCCCCTCTGTGTTCTGTATTCCGTCGATACCATTCGTCGAAAGTTCGACGACAGGGCCGGGATATTTCGGCTTTTGTGGCCGATCAATCTTCTGGTGAGACCACCCGGTCACTTGCAAATATTCTTTATCTTCAATAACATAAGTGACGATTAGGCCATTCATCGAAAGTTCGTCGAGCATTCCTCGAACGTTCTCAACGCTGATGTCATCAGACGGGAAGATCAGGGCCTTGATCTGGCGGGGCGTCAGGGGATGACGGCCACTGTCGTCGCAAAAGTTCCACAAGCCGATGAACAGGAGACGAGCATTCGGCGAACACTCCATGACTTGTTCCGATGTCCAGAATTCGGGCTTGATGCTTCGTATGCGCGCCATTTTTGACCTCGTGAGCGTATTTCAGTTTTGCGAGAAGCTGTTGCGCCGCCTCGCCTATGGTGATGAAGGTGTGTTCGGGTTCGGCGCTCATGCCGCACCCCGCTGCTTAAGAGGGATCGCCGCAAAGACGCGGTCCATCACATCGTCAAAGGCTTCCCAGGTATCGGGAGCGCTTTGGACAATGACGGTGCAGGGCTGGCCCTCGTCAGCCCATTCGACATAGTGAGAGAGAACTGTCTTGCGGTCGTCGTCGGGGATAACGCCGTGGGAGACCAGCAAATCCAGCACGGCTTTGGCGAAATTGTCGCCATCGCGGCGGCGCTTGTCTGGGGCGACAAGGCGGATGAATACCCGCACCTGTTCACTGAACGACGGGACCGACTGGCGATTGAGCATGTGGCCAGCCTTGTCCCGCCACGCCTTGTACTCAGGCGATATGTCGCCTTTCCAGCGCCCTCCACGGTAGAGGCCATGCACCGAGGGCGGGAAAGGAAGATCGATGCGAGCGGTAGGGGCCATCACTCCCCCACCGTCTTCCAGAGCATCCACAGAATGCCGGTCCAGACGCCAAGGCATCCGAAGCCGAGGACCGTCCAGACAAGCAGAACCTGCCAGTGAGGCGGAGGATCGAGGTATTCGTCTTCCTCTATCCAGTGGCCGTCGAAGTCTTCGAAGGGGTATTGGTCCGACTGCATCGCCCTCACTCCGCAGCGATAGCGACAGGCTTCTTGGCCTTCGCCTTGACGGGTGTCGGATCGGAAGCGGCGACCAGCTTTTCGGTGACGGGCGAGAATGCCTCGATAACGGCGCGCGTCTGGCGCAGTTCTTCCATCAGGTTGTCGATCATGCCGACGAGGCGGGTTTCTTCCGCCAGCGCGCTATCAAGCATGTTGGTGGTGGCGGACGCAGCGCGGTCCAGAATGGTGCGGTTGTCAGAGACAGCCAGATCGAGGGCCGCCTCCAGTTCTTCGCCGATGTGATCCCGCTTGCGCGGCCATGTGATGATGGTCATGTCAATTCCTCCGAAGTTTTCTGGCGAGCCAGAGCATCAGTAAGGCGCATAAGCGCCGTATCAGGAGCATGTTTTGCCCTCTCGTTTTCGTAGGCGCGCTCTGCGGCTTGGCAGGCGGCGCGGTATCCGTTGAAGATTGCGAAGAACGCCGAGACAGGCATGTCGCGAAGGTCTTCGCGGCGATACCGTAAGCGATGGAGCCAGTTGGCCGGGACGCCATAGAGGCGTTCGGCGCGGTGCATGGCCGCGTCCACAGTATCACCGGGACCGCGATGCACCTTGTGCAGAATGAAATCGGCCATACTCTTGGCCTCATCAACATACTCGACGGAACTCATCTTGTTGAATCCTTCAAAGCCTTTGTCGGACATTTTTGTTTCCTTCTGATCTGTTTGCGTCCGTCAAACACACCAGCTAGACCGGGAGACCGGCAGAAAGGGCGAAGGTGGAAAGTCTCGGACAAGCAGCGAACCGACTGTTGGAGCGGCTGGAACGCGATGCGCGAGACAGGAAAAAGGCTTCCCGGACGCCTAAAGGGCCGGGAGAGATTGGAGCGCCGACAAGCGAAAGGCGGAGGGAGGAAACCTCTCAGCCTGCCGGCGCAGACCGCGCGGGAGGGGCCACGCGGATGGGAAAGGAAAGCGGACGACCGGACTACGGGTTTCGAGCCCATTCCAGAGTTGAGGCTGGCCCTGCCGGTCGTCCTAGTCGAGACGAGCAGGCCAGTGAGGAAGATCGCGCGACCGTGGTCACGCTCTCGACGTTCAGGAAACAAGTGGGCGAGCGTCGTTCTGGCGCTCGGGGCCGGCAGGGAGGGGTAGTCCTCGCCTTTCCTTGCCGGTCCGTGACCTGGGAGTGGTAGACGCATCAGACAGGCTCCTTTTGCTTGGAGCCGGTGAGCATCTTTTCAAAGACCGAGATGTCGGTCTTGCAGGTTTCGAGGGGGCGGAATTGACTTGCATCCCAGCCGAATTGATCTGCGGAAATATTCCCGTCGGACTGATAATCGAGCTCGCTAAAACCGAGGTAGATTTTGTCCTCACGGCCGCCGAGATCGCTACCATCCCCAGCGCGCATGTGAGCGATCTCCAAAACTTCATTGAGCATGGGAACGCGAACGGGCAATTCTCCACCGTCATCGTGGCGAATTACCCACGTCCAGTCATCGTTGATGCAGACGACGCGCATTCCGACATGCCAATCGAGGTAGCTCATCCGCCAAATCCCCCGAACAGCCAGACGAGACAGACAGCAGCGAGGGTGATGACAATGGCAGTGGCCCATCCAAGGTCACGGAAGGCGGGTTCCATGTCGTGCGGGCGGGGGTCGGTCACAGCAGCCAAGCCCCCAAGAAAAATGCGCCCGCCAATGCCAGCAGGAACAGAACCAGAAGCACCCTGCCGAAAAGACGGATATCCTCGTCGGACGGACCGAACATGGCGCTACTCCATCATCGCCATGCCGCACTGACCTTCGCAGGACATGCGGAAATGGCCGTTGTAGGAGGCGATTGAGGCGTGGATGAACTTGCCGCACCGAGGGCAGACGCAGCGGGCGCGTTTGAGGCCCTTCTTGTTCATGACCTTCTTGAACTTGACCGCCGTGTCGATCACGTCCTTGAACTGCGCGAAGAAATCCTCGCGCTTCTTGGTGGCTTCCTCGATAGCGCTCATGACGCAGCCGACTCCCTTGTCTCGGATGGGGTGGGGGAACGGGCCGCCCAGATTGCTCGGTTGACGCGACTGCGATGACTTTCAACGCGGCTGGCATCATCGATAATGTCTCTCGCGCCGAGACCAGATTTGATGCGGGCGATAGCCGCCTTTATCTCGGCGGAATCCGTGAACCACGACCCGCGAAGATGAAAATCATCGAACTGGCGGTGAAGCCTTGCTTCGTCTTCAAACTCAGCCTCAAAAACTGCCGCGAATTCCAACTCCACCGGAGAGTCGGCATTCATGGACCGAAGGCGCTTCTGCGGGTCTCTCGTGCGCCCAATCTTAATTGGGCCATCGCTTCCGACCGGCTTGGCGAAATAGATAAAATACCTCATGCCAC